ATTCCTGACAAAGTTGATATTACTAATAGACAATTTTGATTTAGAGAAGGCTGAAGAACTTTCAATAGAAATACATGATGCTGAAGCATCTGGATATCTTCTTTACAGAAGAGAAGATAAATATTGGTTAGAGTTAACAGATATGATTCAAGCTGAATATTCCAAAATGAGGAAAAAGAATTGCCTTTAGGCGTTCCATTCAAAGATGCTGCTGGTAAGAAAGGTTCTAACCAAGCCGTTAATGCTCCGACAGCAGAGACTAATTTAACTGGTAAGGGCGAACGCTCAATGCGTAGAGTTCCGCAGCTTATCAATTGTCAATTTAAAAACGGCGGGTTCAGTCTTAAACTAGATAATGTTATTGGTCCTAGAGTAAGAGTTAAGAAAGTCGATATGGTTCGGTTTGCTAATTGGATACTAGCCGCTGTTAGGAGAGACAAATGAGTAGAGAAGACCATATTGCATGGTGTAAAGAACGTGCCATTGCAGAGGCTAGATTTTATCCAGATAAGCCTTGGCAAGGCATAATCTCGATGATGTCTGATTTGAGAAAGCATCCAGAAACTAACAATGAAACATTGGTTTCACTGTGTGCGATGCAGATGATGATGAAACCTAAGATGTCTCTACAAGAGGTAATCAACTTCATCAACGGATTCAACTGATGAAAGCTAGTGATATGATTGTCGAGGGTCAAACCTCGCTTTTATTCAAAGCTCCATATGGTCACGGCAAGACACTAGCCGCTGCTACATTTGCACTTGATGGACCAATCTGGCTAGCGTATTGGGATAAGAAGAAACCTATAGAATTAGAGAATTATTTCTACAAGATAGTCAAGCGACCAGACTTGCTTGAACGTATAGACTATGACGTGTATGGAGCACACAACGCTCACGAATATCTTAATAAGCTAATACAATTATCTAAAGACTGTCGTTATACTGCAATCATTAATGATTCAATAACGCAGATGACCAGTGGAGCCGTTAACTGGTCGCTCAACTTCAACGACACGCGTAAAGGCAAAGATAAATTAAAGATTATTCCAGACTTCGATGAGTACAAGGTTGAAACTAGTTTAGTTACACAGTCATTAGATATCTGTCGAAGTCTTCCATGTCATGTTATCTGGACATGCCATCCAGTTCCATCAATTAGGATTGAAGGCACTGGAGCTAGCATGAAAGTAACAAAGACAAATCCAATTGTAACATACGGTTCTAAGGTAGCCGGTATAGTCCCTGGCAATTTCAGTGAGATATATCATTTTGCTAAAATTAATAGCTGGGACAGCGCATCTGGTAAATCTACAACTAGATACGTTGTAGATACTGATGCTGTTGGTGATGACTTTGCTAAAAGTAATATTGGTCTGACTGGTCAGATGGATATTACTGATAGAATGTTCTATGAAGTGTGGAAAGAGAAACTTTCCGCACATAGAGCGGAGGTGAGAAGTGAGATAAAGAAGAAAGAAGAGACACCATTTAACCCATTTGATAAACCAACCGCAAGCTCAGATGTAAACCAAACAAAGTGGAGAACCTAACATGCGTGCTATTCTCACACCAGATGACCTAAAGAAAGGTGATTTGGCAGAGGTTGGCTGGCATCCAGCAGAAATCGTTGACTACGATGAGAGCAACGCTTCTGAAGATGCCAAGAACCCTGGCAGCACAAACTGTAATTTCTATTTCAAGATTATTGATGGACCAAATAAGGGCCTTACTGCCAAACGTCTATTCAATGAGACAGCACTTGGATTCGGCAAGAATCTGTGGAAGACTCTTGCATTTCCGTATGATGCTGTAAAAGGATATGAGTTGAGTACCGAATTGTTCAAGCAGACAATCGGTAGCAAGCTCAAAATTTATATTAAACGTGGCAAGAGCAACCGTGGTAACGAGTTCAACGACGTTACCGACTTTATGCCACTAGCGTAGTAGTTAGTTGCTGGTCCAGAGTGTGGTGCGGTGTGGTGAACGAGTAACTAGTTGGCATGTCAGCTATGCGAAATGTTCTAAAGCACCAAGACCGCCGAGTCTAACTGTACTAGGACCGAAAGGCTTCCACCTTGGGCCAGCTTTTTCTTTAGGAGAATTAAATGCCTGTTACCAGACAGAACATCGAAGATGCATTAGCACTAGCAATTGATGACGAGGCTATGTCAGACGACAATATTAGAATATATGAGATTGTCGGTATTACCAAGAGATTTGCCGGATTGATGGCAAAACTAGAAGATGAAGCTGAAGAAGAAGATGATGATGTAGATGATGATGATGATGATGATGATGATATTGATGAGGAAGACGGCAAAGGGTGAGAGCACCTCCAGTTAAACAGAACTGGATTGATAGATGCGTTGACATTCACAAATTTCACATTGAACAGTTAAAAGCTGAATCACATTGGACGATTGAGAACACAGCAACGGCTCTCAATCGTTCAACTGGTTCAATATCAGAAGATTTATTACTAGCTAACTGGCTCAAAACACACGACAAACAAATACGACGTTGTAGTTCAAGAAGAGATGCTCTTGCTTGGATACGTGTGCGTCAACGTGAGATGAGATTAGAAGAGGTTGATTTATGAATATAGATTTCAATCGAGATGATGATGTAACTTTATTACTTAAAGCATTAGATGGTGATGAAGAAGCCACTAAGATGTATTGTGGTTCGTACAAATTAGTGATGATTACTAGTAGCAGTGGAATGTATAGGACTAAAGAGTTACGTCCTGCATTTGTAGAAATTAAAGAGTATGTTGGTAGGTCTGTCTATGATAAAGACGGATTTCTTATGCCAGTATTTTGGTCTTTGCCAAGACTATAATGCCTAAAAACATTCTATATTTAGTTATTTGGCGTAGTGGACATGAAGAGAAAATATATGTAGAACATTGGTTAGAATTTGTTGAAATATTATCAAGATATGTTGAGAGATTGGGAATTCCAAATTTAATCTATAGAAAAGAATAATGCCTAGATACGTAGAAGGTATCGGACCGCTAGAGCCAGACCTAATGGCTATAGGTGAAGCTCCAGGTAGTCATGAGCATTTAACAGGTATACCATTCTCAGGTCCAGCAGGTGGCTTATTTGATGATTGTCTAGTTAAGGCTGGTATACGTAGGTCTGAGATTTATATAACTAATGTATCTAAGTATCAACCACCTATGAATGATATGGATAAGTTACATTTAATAGGAGTAGATTTAGACCAGCAAGCCGAGTTGCTATGGGAAAATGAAATAAGAAAACTCAAACCTAAATGTATTCTAGCTATTGGTCGCTATGCAATGCGAGCCGTTATGGGCTGGCAGATGCACGTAGAGAAACAAGACGCATATCCAATTACAAACTATCGAGGTTCAATACTAACGGCTAAGGATGGTGTTACAAAGGTAGTTCCGTGTATACATCCAGCCGCTCTGTTCAATCGCGGAGACAAGGGCGGCTTAGAATACACATATCTAAAGCTAATAGAAGCTGATATAGCACGAGCCGTTGAAGAATCAAAGACGAGAAGCCTTAACTTACCAGATAGACAGATAGATGTCTGTCATAACTCACTCGATTTGTTCAGGTTCTTTAGCAAATATGAAAAACTTGATAAGGCTACCACTGATATTGAATCTATTAATTGTGTTCCTGTATGCATCGGTTTTGCTTTCAACAGGCATCATGCAATTTCCGTACCGCTTTTGCGGAATATTGGTAAGCATAAACTTACTGACATGGGTGACTACGAAATGGATGAAATATGGAGATTGATAGACCAACAATTAAGACGGCTAAAGTTGATTGGTCAGAATATTAAGTACGATGAATTCAAATTAAATCTATTAGGATTTGAACTACCAAACGTCGTGTCGGATACACTGATAAAGACACGAGTTATTTTTCCTGAGTTGCCAGAGAAGAAGTTGCATGTTCAAAGCTCACTCTGGACCAGAGAGCCGTACTACAAAGAAGAAGGTAAAGAATTCAAACTTGGTAAGAGACCAGTTGAACAACTATTCAAATACAATGCTAGAGATTGTGCTGTCACACATGAAGTAGATGAGGAACAAGAAGATGACCTCATCTCTATGGGTGAAACCTATAATGTACCGTTAAGAGATTACTATTATAACTATATGATGAAGAAGCACAAGTTCTACATGAAGATGGAGAGCACTGGCTTCCGAATTGATATGGCTCGTAAGAGAGAACTAAGTAAGAAATATACAGAGATGGCTAAGGTTGTCCATGATAGGATAACAGCCGCTGTCGGTCACGAGGTGAACGTTAATAGTTATCCACAGATGTTCATGCTGTTATATAAAGAATTAAAGTTTAAGGCTATGAAGCGCAATCCAACTAGTGAAGAAACAATAGTTGCGCTGTTAGGAAATCATGCGAAGACAAAAGAGAGGAAAGATATCCTCACCGACTTACTTGAAGAGAGAAGAACTAGAACGCAAAAGTCACGATATATTAGTTTTAATCCGGATTACGACGGACGTTGCAAAACCTCTTTCAATATCTCGGCAACTGAGACTTGTAGGTCGTCTACATCAATTCTTAAGAAACCTGTCAGGCCCAAGAAAATTGGACTTGCGTACCATACTATATCCAAACACGGTAGGCTCGCAAAAGACATACGTTCTATGTTCATCCCAGACCCAGGATATGTCTTTCTTGGAGCCGACGCAAGTCAATGCCAAGCGAGGATAGTAGCTGTTCTCTCAGAGGATTGGGTCTTACTAGAAGCATTTGATAAGGTTGATATTCATCGAAGAACGGCTGGATTAATGTTTGGCTATATCAGAGAATTAATTCTTACAACTGATTTCATTCCAGTCGTAGATATTATGGATAAGGATGGTCCAGAAAGATTCTGCGGTAAGAAGACTCGCCATGCAGGTAATTTTGACATGGGTAAAGGTCGTTTCATGGTTGAGTTTAATACTGATGCTCAGAAGTTTGATATACCTATGTCCATTTCGGAGTGGCGTGCTGGACAGATGCTTGATATATTTCATGGTGCGTCTCCTCTCCTCAGAAGTAAGTTTCATCAAGACATCAAAGATTGCATCGGTTCAACAAGAACACTTATTGACCCTTTTGGCGGTGTACGTGTATTTAACGGCCGTATGGATGACCAAATCTACAAAGAAGGTTATGCCAACATTCCACAGAGAACGGAAGCACACTTAATTCAGAAAGCTGCATTAGCTATTGACGAAGAATTAAATGGCGATACTGCATTCATGTGGCTATCTGAAGACCATGATAGTTTGAAGATGCAAGCACCAGCTAATAACTGGGAACCATATGCTAGACTGATGAAGAAATATTTTGAGGTTCCTATTGATTTTTCTACTTATTGTTCGCTTAAACGTGATTACAAGCTAGTCATTCCATGTGAGATTGAAATAAGTGATACGAACTATGCGGAGATGAGAAAGGTGAAGATATGATTTATTACATGGTCAGACACAAAGCAACTGGCGAGTTCATGCCAGAATTAAAGAGAACCAGAGGCTACAGTCATTGGAATCCAGCTAAAGTTGATACTGTTGAGACACTTGGTAAGAAGGTACTAGGTGTTCCAAGATTATTTGCTAACCGCAAGAAAGCTCATAATTCTATAGTTCAATGGAATGCATGTCCAAATAGTTATGTTAGGGGTAGCCATAGCTATGATGGTGAGTGGGATGAAGACCTTAATGTTAAACCTGATGGTAGAACTAAAGAAGATTTAGAGATAGTTGAAGTTAACATTGAGGTGAAGATATGAAAGACATTACATTCTGTGAAGATGATGATTTTGGTATTTTAGCAAATTCTTCTGGTATGCCATACGTTGCTGTAAAATTAACTAAAGAACAAGCTAATGATGTAGAAAAATCAGTGGCTGGAATATATGAGATTGATGGTAAACAATTATTTAATATTAAAGATTCAAATGGAATACTTACTGGTGAGAAGATGCTTTACGTTGTCTTTGTAAAGAAATGATTTGCATTATTGCAGGCAACTACGAAGAAGCCAGAACATGGGCATATGGTCAACATTTATACCATGATGAATGGTTCTATCCAGCCGATTTGGACGAACTGAAACAACGCTGTAACTTCCACGTTGTAGTGGTCGGAACGGCTGGTCAGAACGTATCACCAGGATATTTCGAGAAGGTGTTTAATCTTGCACAGACAAGAGGAAGGATGAACAGAAAGTGAACCATATTCAAGTTGCATTGTCCGAAAGAGAATTAAGATTAATTATAATGGCAATGAGTGCCAGCCAAGTTCCAATGGATATTCAGAAGGAAACGTTTGAATTAGTCGCAAAATTAAGAAATGTTCTAGGTGAAGCAACTTAACTTTGTTGATTCACTAGTTGCTGAATGTTCACACGTCGAAACGCCGCACTCGTGGTTATGGTGGTCTTTCATCTCTTGTATCTCGGCAGCGGCTGGAAACAATTACTACCTGACCACTCTGAAAGGAGACTTAATATATAAGCCAAATTTGTATATCATGCTCCTTGGTGACAGTGGATTAGGTAAAGGCTTCCCAATCAATAGAGCCAAATTATTAGTAACCAAAGCTAATGTTACTCGTGTCATTGCTGGACGTTCAAGTATACAGGCTATCGTACAGGAGTTAAGCCGTGCCAAAACAGTCGAAGGAAAGCCAATTATTTCAGATAGTCGAGGATACGTGGTCAATGGAGAGCTATCTACAGCGATTATACAGGACCCTGATAGTCTCACAATCCTTACAGACTTATACGATGGTCACTATAATCCAGAATGGAACAATATGCTTAAAGGAGATGGTACCGAGAAACTTAAAAACCCATATATTACTGCGCTTTTCGGGAGTTCCCCTGCACACTTTTACGATAGTATTCCACAAGCGAATATTGAAGGTGGGTATATTGGTCGTAACCTCATAATATATGAAGAAAAACGTTCGCAAGATGTAGACTTGTTAGACGTTGAGAGTGGAGAGTCTGACAAGGATAAGTTTGACGAGTACATTATACCAAAGTATGTCCCACACTTAGAAAAAGTATTTAAGCATAAGGGCAAACTAGTTCCAACTACAGAAGCAAGAGAATTATTCAACACATGGCGTAAGAAGTGGCGTAGCTCACAGACATATGACAAAACTGGGTTTATGAATAGAGTCCCGGACCATGTGTTAAAGGTAGCCATGTGCTTGACACTAGCTAATTATGATTTTACTGGTGAGATAAGTGAATTAGATATTGAAGATGCAATTACTAAAGTAACTAATCTAGTATACGCTAGCAAAAGGACTACAGAAGGCCGCGGTCCTGACCCGCTAGCCGCTGCTACCAAGCAAGTGTTGGACTATCTATTAGCGGCTATAGGTCAAGAGTTAAGTCGCAAGCAATTACTATGGAAGGGTTATGGAGTATATAATTCCTTCACACTTGACCAAATAATGGAGAATTTATTGGAGATGGGTTGGATACGAAGAGTCAAGACTGGAGTAGGAAGCAACATGGACTGGCAGGTATTTCTAGCTGGTGAGCCGCTGGATAGTTATAAGAAGTACATTGCTAACAAGGAGAAGAAATGATTATCCAAGACCCAGGACATAAATATCAACTAAAAATATTGGATGGTAGCTATATGTCTGGAGATGAAGATATAATTCTTACATTTGTTAAAAGAGAAGGTGAAAATTATCCAGGTAACGTAGGCCATTATCCGGGTACTAACATTCAAGAAGTATTACGTGCTCTAATTAATAGAATTAGATATCTTAATGCACAAGACACGGACCCCAGAAATATAAAAGTTGTTATGTGTTTACAGCAAAGCATTTGGTTATTAGAGGAACGTGCTGCTGAACGCCATAATCGTAAATGGAATTTTGAAATTACAGGAATTGAACTTTTTTCTACTTGTTATAAATGCGGTCACATTGGATGTAATGGAACATGTCATTGAGACTCTGGCTCAGACAATTATGGTTAAAACTCATACATTCTAAAGATTGTAATATTTATGAATGTGGTTTATGTGGTGAACGTGATTGTCCATATGGAGCGTATGAACATTATTGGCATGATGGATGCCCATACTGTTACACGTTGGATGGTAAATGAACAAAGGTAAAGTATTACGTACATGTGAAGAATGTAAAAGAAAACGATTCTGTACTAAAGTATCTATACCAGGTCATAATTATAGATTCACTTGTAGCAAAGGACATATATGGATTATCAAAGGTATTACTTTAGAACGAATTGAATCCGCTATGCGAGAACATTTTACAGCAGAAAAATTAAAAGGATTATTTGAACGTGACGATATATTCTTTAGCGAGTTGAATAGGAGACGATGATGTCAGGCAAATATCCATATCAACTAATTCGAGATAACATAGATAAGACAAAAGCATATATTGATAGAGATTTGATTATTGATGAATTCAGAGAGATTATCAATCGTCATTCACTAGAGAATGATTCAAATACACCTGATTTTATTCTTGCCGAGTATTTATGGGATTGTTTAATGTCAGCTAATATTATTATTTGTTCTCGCACTATATGGTATAACCCTCCAAAAGAGAATAATATACCTGAGCAACAGATAGCTAGTACTGTTAATTATCTTCCATGTGAAAGATATACTGAGCATGTATTTGTTAATGATAAATGTTTCATGTGTGGAAAAACTTCTGCTGAAGTGATAGCGGAGAATGACAATGCCACTGAACAAGTATCCACTGACAGACGACCAGAAGAAGAGACTGGAGAATGATTACGTATATCATTCGCCAAAGGATGACCAGCCGGAACGTTATCAGTATTTAAGAGAAGCCGCTAAATTCTTCGCAATAGCGATACTTCAGAATACGCCACCTAGCCGTGAGCAATCAGTTGCATTGACTTTATTGGAACAGGTTACTTTTGAGGCTAACGCAGCCATTGCACGTAACGAATGATGGAAGACCCCACATACATAAAAGATGAGATAGATGCTAATCCAGTATGGAAGCTGGCATGGCGTCTATCTGAAGTTGATAACGATAATGCTCCAATTGGATGGTTCAAGTATTGCATTATAGCACGCTGGTTATTGGATACGTTCGATGTAACAGAGAAGCCACTATATGATAATGTTAAATGCCCTGAGTGTTACGGCAAGATGGTATCACGTAAGGGACAGTACGGTACATTCTGGGGATGTGCTAAGTATCCAGAATGTAGAGGAACCAGAGATAGTATGGGACGTTCTAAGGCAGAACGTGAAGAGGAGAAAAGTAAACCGAGGGAGCCAGGAAGGTGGAATGTAACATGAACGGAACGGTCAAGAGCATCACACCAAAGAGAGGATATGGATTTATTTGGGGAGATGATGATTCAGAATATTTCTTTCACAAAGACGACTTCAATGGTTTTTGGACTGACCTAGAAGCCGACTTTGAGAATGAACACAGTATTAAAGTATCGTTTGACCCCGGCTCTGGTGCAAAGGGACCAAGAGCAAATAACGTGTCCCGAGTTGATTGGCCGAATCAATCACCAGGCTAATGAGTATTTATTCGTGTAATGAATGTAATGATAAAGCTTATCGACGCTTACATGATAAACTAAACGAATTCATAAAGAAATTTGATTCAGCAACTAAGAAGGCAACTAACGAGACTGCGTTATCTATATTAGTAGAAACACTTAATGATTTAGAAGATTTAATTACGAGAAACTAAAAATAGACAGCCGCTGTTAAACAAGCCAAACCGGCGTTAGTTAGTCTAAGCGATAAAGGTTCTGAAAAGTAAGCAGCAACACAGAAGAACACAAATGCAAACACAACCAGAATCAGCTTATAGTCTTTCATGTCGTTCTCCTTGAAGTTATTCGCGTGTATAGGTTTGAGTTCCAGCCATACCAGTGATGAGTAGTGGACTTAAGATAGCAGCTAGTTTTGGGTCTTCCTTAGCAAGTTCAATCATATCATTAATAGCAATTGGGAAAGCTCTTTCATATAGAGCTTTCTTAAGTTCAAATGGTTTACCATCGAATTCTTTGTTACTCATCCAAGCCCATACAAATGCTGGTACAGGTCCTAGTCTATTAGTAAAGAATCTCTCAGCTACTGACTGACGAGTAGGCATTCCAAACTTACCACTTGTCAGGTCAGTTTCTTTACCAGCAGGATTTGTGGTCTTACCAAGAAGCAATCTCATAGCGGCTACTGGGAATTGCTGATAGCCACCGAATAAATCTATCCTGGTATCTCCGACTTTAATCTTTCTGAAATCTGTACTAGTTGGGTCATTACTGACTTCGCCACCAGCCATCTTAGCTAGTTCACCAATTCCCATTCCAGTACCAGCTATTGCAAATAGAGACTTCAATGCTTGTTTTCTAATGATTGGGTCAGCTTGATAGTATCTGTATGGATTAAGAACTTGATTCCACGTTCTTATCTGACCAGACATGTTCTTCGGTGCAAAGAATACATCGCTTAATGCACCAGCATTACGTTCTAGTTTCCACTTCTTAACATTAAGAGAGCCTCTACCTGTAGCATTATTAATGAATTCAGCAAACTGTTTGGCTACAAGTGGATTATCTTCACCAGGTCTTCCAACTTTCTTAGCTTGGTCCATGAACGATACAAACTGGTCAGACCTTAATTTATTCAAGAATGCTGTATGAGCACGACCAGCTTTATTAATACCTGAATACTTCTTGAACTGCTCTCCGAGTGTCTTCTGAAATACTTCTTCATTAGTAGACATATCCAATCCCATTCGCTCTGCAAATGAGGGAATTGATTTACCTTTACTATCGAAGTTTGGTTTGAAGTATCCAGATGGATGATTAGTAATAGATTCTGCTATATTCTTAGCGGCTCCTTCAGAACCCCATGCCCTAACCATATCATCTAATGAAGTCCAATAAGATTTATTCAATAAGAATGCTTTACCTTGTCTACCAGGAGCTGAGAAGTCCCATGTAGTTAACAAGCTTCTTGCAGCATTATTAGTCTTACGAATGATGCCATCTTTCTCTGGTATATCCGGCATGTCTTTAACATCTTCTAGTGTATCAGCTAAGTCTTTAATCTCAGTACTAAATTCTTCTGGCTTGACAGGTTGTTTCTTTGGTGCTGGTAGTTCTGGACCTTGACCATATTTACTTGGAGATTCTGGTTCATGTTGTAAGAATTTGCGTTCAAACGTACTAATCTTTGGTTCGTTACCTTGTGTAGCTGTTCCTCTACGTCCTTCATTCATTTCATTAGCCATACCAGTAGCACCAGGCTTTGGCTTAGCAGAATACTTAGTATTACCAACTATCCTAACTGGCACATCAGTTAAACCTAATTCCTTAGCAGCAGCAAGTCTATGATGACCTTCGTCAACTAAATACTTACCAGCCCAAGGACCATCCTTATTACGACTTACTGTCAATTCTATAGGCTCTTTAATACCATTAGCAGCAATATCAGCTTTAATTGCATCTATTCTAGGTCTTTCAACATCAATTAACATATCATCACCTTCTAATTGCAATATCTCATCTAGTTTCATAGTTCCAGTTTGTCCAGGACTAGAAGATATTTGTTCTGCTGTTGCTTGAGCAGATTCATGAGATACCAGTGGTTGTGTCTGGTCACGTAGTGCTTGCGCTTCTGGTTCTAGTACAGCAGGTGCTGGTGTAACTCCTTCTTCTGGTACTATTCCAGTTTCTGATGGTTTAGACTTAGCCGCTCTCAACCTTTCCAATTCGGCATTAATACCACGCTCATCCATTGGACCAGTAAAGTCTGGAGTGGATGGTTGAGTAGCTTCATCTAGCCTACCACGTAGACCAGATACATCACCAACTAATTCAGAAGTTCCCTGATAGCCAGGATATTCTCTTCTAGTACGAGCATTGATTGTCTTAGTAGTAGGTGGAACAACGCCACCATTATTCTCTAATTGTACGAATCCACGAGGTGTCTTAATACCATATGTCTCACCTGGTCGTGGTGTATAGTCAACGGCTTCTGGTCCGACAAGATTTCTACCTACACCATTCTTATCATATACAATGAATGATTCACCGCGTGAGCGCATTCCTTGTTGACGTGACAAAGCCTCTTGGCTAGCGCCACCTGAATCAAGAGATGCGTTAGGTGTAATTCCTTCATCAGCTACACCAAATGACTCTCTCATTTCTTGAGGAATTGCATCTTCGATTCTAGATACAGACCTTTCTGCTCTAGTTGGTGTTGGACGCTTTGGAGACTGAACTTGCTCAGGTACTATTCCACCTGGCATAGCTGGGTCATATTGCTGTGCAGGTGTGCTCTTAATAGCTTTATTAGCATTCTGCTCTAATTCTAGCATCCTAGCCGCTGTCTGAGGAGCCAGAGCTGCTTCAGCCGTTGGTGTAATGCTATTAAGTCCAGGTCTTTTAATTCCTGGTACTTTTCTAGCTAGAGAAGCCGCACTTCCACCTGTTAGAACCTCTTGTGCAATACTACGTGGGCTGGTCATTGGACTTATAAATTCGTTGAATAGTCCTTTACCAAAGCCACCCATCCACGTATCTGGTTCAGTAGTATCCTCTCCCACTAAAGGAGTAGCTAACATTTTCTCTGTTTTAGGTCCGTATAGTGGCTCCATTCCTGGCCATTTCTTTTGATACTCTTCTCTATGCTTTATTCCTTCAGGGTCTGTAGGAATTTTAGGAGATAAATAATCTGAGACTGAACTTAAAAATGACGAACTAGGAGAATTAGTAGATGAACCAGATGATACATTCCCAAACGACGAAGGAGAATCATCTACATCTTCCCACTCATCTTGGTCAGAAGATTCTACGTCTACCCAATCGTCAACTGGTTGTTTCTTAGCCATTACTCGCCCACTGCACGAGCTATCACATAGATTAGCCAAGCAAAAACTAATCCAACAATAAGAACGGCTTGAGGCATTGTAATATCAGGCATATTACTTCTTAACAGACCAGGTTTTACCGCCGTCTTTTGAAATAAGAGTTCTAGTTTCGCCCTTACTGTTCCTTTGTACTTTTTCTATCGTTTTTGTTGATGCTTTTGGTGCTGCTTTGGGTGTAGTAACAGCAGGTGTATTAGATGGCACGGTGCCAGTAGATTCCCCACCCATATAAGCAATGATTGCATCATATGTTTTCCTATCTGGTCCAGTGCTGAACATACCACCTGTAGATGGTGGAGCTACTTCTACCATTCCAGAAGCATCAGTCTTAATAAACTTATTCCATTCAGGATGTTCTTGCTTAGCTTTATTAGCTTTTAGTTGTAATTGAACTTTTTGTTGAGTTGGTAATTGGCTAGTAGTACCAGAACCACCAGGAGCAGTAGCTCTCGTTTGTCTAGCTTGCTCACCTGTGACAGCGGCTGTTTCTCTAGCTTGTTCACCTCTTTCACCAATTTGTTCAGTAGCTTGAGTTCCTCTTAGTTCTTGAATATCCTTCTGAATATCACCTCTAGCATCAATTTGGTCTAATGCTTGACCACCGCGTTGTCCTTGCAATTGTTGTTGCAATTTACCTTGAAGTTCAATTTGTTCTTTCCTATATCTATCAGTCAGAGCCGCTTTCTCTGAGTCAGTTAAATCTTGACGATTAGCTACTTGTTCTTGCTTTTGTTTAAGTAAATCTATTCTCTGTTGTGCTTGGTCGTTC